CCGAGAACAGCTCGAGGCGTAATTGCAAGAAACCCGGGCCCGTTTCACAATTCTGCTCTACCCATGCGACAAATTGTTCTTGCCGGCGAATTAGCATCGCTGAGGCTCTGTCTGCTGCGGCTAGGTTCTTTTCCGCTTTGCGTTTGGTGTGCGTAGCTCGGAGAGTTTCAGCACGGCGCAGTTCTACTTCACGGGTCACGCCCTGCCGCATGTTATTCGTTTCGGCTTGAGCAGCACGACGTTCTGGGGTCCAAGCTTTACGGTAATTTGCTTTTTTGGTGGCGGCTTTTTCCTCTTCGGAGACGATGGGTAAAGCGGCTAAGCGCTCGGCTTTCTTCTTTTGCTTAGCGGCAGATATCGCGAGACCTCTCCTTTTGTGCATATTCGGATCCGACATGACTTTCTTCATTTTCTCTTTGTACTCCGGGTTTTGGTGTAGAGCTTTCGCTTGCGCTGACTGGCGAGTTTTTGCCTCTGGAGTATTCTGAGCGGCGGTCAAAGAGGCTACCCAGCTAGTCTTTTTATCCGGATCGCTCCATGCAGCTTTTATGCCTGCTGCCCTAGCCGCGCGGACTTCCGGCACTTTGTTTGAATCTAAGCTCCGTTGAGACTGCGCTTTTCTGGCTTCAGGGGTAGAGTAATACGCTTTAACAACTTCTGAATTTTGGCGCGCGTATTCTGGGTCTTCCCAACGCTTTTTCATCCTAGCGCGGCTAGCTTCTAGAGCTTCCGGTGTATTTTGGGAGACCTTTAGTCTAGCCGACTGCGCCTCGCGAACTTTAGGACATTGCCACGCTACACGCACGGCTTCGATCCTACGAGCTTCGTCGGCTGGGTCCATCAACAAGACGCCTTCTCCCCCTGCGCTGGTGTTGGTTAGGCGCCACCCTCTCAAAAAGCCTTCAGCAATCGCAGCTATTTCTATCTCCTGCCAGTTCTCTGTCGGCAGTATCTCTCTGTCTATTTTAAGAATTGGCCGCTTGCCTTCTCTTAAAAGCATAGCGAGCCAACGCTGCGCATAATTTTCTGGATTCTTGGCGGCCTGCAAATGCCGAGAAAGACGGTGTTCTGGGTTGTTGGATTTTCCAATGTAACGAACCTCGCCGGTATCCGGGCAGCACAGGTGGTAGATGTAATTGAGCATTGTCGAATCCTGGGCAATGAAAAAGGGCTTCATACCGGAGTAGGAAACCCTTTTAGTTTACCGCAGTTTACTTATACTACAAACCCTCAGCTGCCGTAATTAGCTGAAGAAATATATGCAACTGCTTGTGGACGGCGCTTCTTCCATGTGATAAGGCGCTCGCAGCGTACACCAATCAGGTTGTTTTGCCATAGCGAAGTGAGCACCGATGACGCTGTAGTCGGGTTGTCCGGCGTCGAATTCATCTGTACGGAGGCTTCGCGGCTAACGTCGACAGTCACGCCACCTTCGTCGGCCAGAAGGATTTCACTCTGCTTCACGAGGACGAGGATTGAGCCACTCGAATCATGAGGCACGTTTTCAGAAGTCAGAACCGGCAGACCCGCCAGGGTGCCTCCTTCCGCGCCAATACCCGGGAATTCAGGCTGACCGAGAGGGTTCATCATCATGCCGATAGACATCGCCATGGTAGAAGTCATGATCCAGGTTGCGCCGGCCACGCTCATGTTCGACTGAATGAAGCTGCTATAGGCGGCGCGAATGTCTTCTCGCAGACTTTCCGCGTCGGTGCCGGTAGCTACAATCGGCGTTACTCCGTTCGTCACGCTCGCTGGCCGTACGTCAGTGATCGCGGCGTAAGCAGGGTTGATAAACGAATCATCGGTGAACTGGGCGATTTGTGCGGTCAGATCATTTTGGATAATGGCTTCAGCCGACGGAGTCGACAGTCGGGCCAGTTCTTCCGAAATAACTACGATGCCCGCCAGCTTGTTGAAACGCAGGGTGATGTCTTGGAAGCCGAGAGCCGAAACCGGCTTAGGGCTAGTTTCCCCCACCCACGAAACGGTGGAGCCGGAAGTCTGACCTGGGATGCGAACGTTGAAAGGCACCGCGCGCAGTTGGGTCAACCGAGAAGTCAAGACCTGTGGGCGAAGAAGCTCAATAAATTCCGAAGTCATGTTCTGGTAAGGAACCAGTGGTGCTGCCCAAGCGGCGTCGGTGGTAGTACCGGCGGCAACGGCAGCTTTCAACACTTCGGCCACTTCGGGCGTGGTGTCGTGCCATTGCTTGGCGATCTCGGCTGCCTGAACCAGGTTGCCCTTGGCACGGCACTGAGCGATCACGTAACGTGTGAACGCGGTGCCCTTGGCGACTTGCTGCGTTGCTTTCACCGAGATATGGCCGAGCGGCTTGCGCATGTTGGACTCATCACCCACTTCAACGGCTTTAGAGGCATTGGACTTCGCCATTTGCTCCAAGCGCTTGATGTGCACTTCGGTCGCGGCCAGTTCATCTGACAGTGTGTCGAACTCTTCCGACTCGGCGGCGTCAAGGGTGCGGCCTTCTGCGGCGGTCATCAGTTCCAGTTGACGGGCAGACTTCTGCGTCAGCGCGTCTTGAAACGATTTGATTTGTTCACTGATTTTCATGTTGCCCTCCTGGGGCTTCGGAACTTTAGGAATTTGCTTGACAACGGTTGCCGAAGCGCCGGCAGGTTTACCAAGTCGTACGACAGTGTGCGCCGATTTGCCTGACGCGGCAGGTGCACCGAAATCGTACGACTTGATCGTTTGAATCACTGCGGAAACATTGCATGGAATCGTGACTAACGAAAGTTCAAAAACTTCGGATTTGATGTAGCGGGTGCCCCATGTTCCGGCGATGTTCTCGGATTCGATTGAGCGAAACCCGATCGACACTGCTCGGATCAGAAGAGCTTTCACGGACTGCCAGGCTTCTTCGATCCGGTCTTTCAGGTCGCCGTCTTCGGTGATCACCGGAAACGTTGCGGTGAATGGCACGCCTTTGGCAGTCGGCGTGCCGAACTCAGCCAGGCCAACCGGTTCATCGTGCTCGTGATGCATGAGCAGAGGCATAGGGTTTTTGAACTGCACGCCGAGCGGCTCGACAATGTCGCCGACCCTATCGACTTCTGGGGTCGTTGCCCAGCCGGTGATAGTCCGAGTTTCCTCAGACACCGCCTTAATCTCGAAGGTGCTATAGGCTCTGTTCATGTATACAGCTCCGATAAATTACGCGCATTAAAGCACAGATATTCTCAAAGGAAAAACATCTGATGTTTGCGGTGTGCTGCCGCCGGGTTAAGCGCCATCAAAGACACTGCGTTGAACAGCGCCATCACCGGGTCAATCTTGGCAGAACCGGAAGCCTGTTTCGTGATCAGAATAGAGTTTGCCCGAGGCTCTACGCGGCAGTTGGAGACGCACCACGACATCAAAGGCTGCTCGGCGTGCTTCAGCTTCCCTTCGGCCAGGCGTCGCTCTGTGGTCTTGATAGCGCCGCCGAGTTTCCAACCCTGGCTAATCCCGACGATCCTGTCTTCAGGAATACCGCGGGCGACCAGTTCGTCGAAGATGGCACCGATTCCCACAGGGTCGACACCGATTTTGTCTAGCAGGCCTGAATCGTAAACGCGCTCAACGATATCGCATACTTCGGTTACGTCGTCGCCAATCCGATCCACGATTACCAGGTCGCCGTGCCGAGCAAAGTCTTCAAACCTGGCCGCTTCCTGCAGGTTGCGTTTCAGAGCCGAGGGATGTGCCCAAGCGCGTACCCATGCGAGCCAGTCGCCAGTCTCTTTACACCGCCCGACCAGGGCGAGCCCCAGCAAGTCGTTCAAGCCGCCACCGTCGATCCCCACGTCGATTACTTCGCAGCGTTCGAACAATTGATCGAGAGTTACCCGTGTACAGGATTGGTCCTGCCAGTAATCGGCGCCAGCCCATCGGTCGGTGCGCAGCGCCAGCCCGATCTCTACGTTCAGATACTTGGCTAGCACGCCAAGGCGTTCCGGTTCGCCCATCTCCTTAGCTTGCTGCAATTTGCGTTCTATGAACTCGACACTGGTCGACCGGCCCAAGTTCGGGTTGGTGATGTAGAAATTTTCCGGTTCGAGGTAGGACTTGTCCTCAATCATCGCCGGGGGGAATTCGTAGAGCACAGGTAGGAACTGGGGGTCGACTACTTCACCGTCTCGCACCTTCCGGGCGTAGAGCAACTTCGAACGGAATACTCCTGCAGGCGGTTCATCGGATTGGGTAGTCAGATAAAGGACAAACCCTTCCGGCCGCGCAGCTAGGCCGCCCGTGGCTTCTAATAACATTCGTTCGGCGTTTGGATTCTTGCCGAACAAGTGGATCTCATCGACCAGGACAACGGCGGCTTTCTTGCCGCCCACGGTATTTGTGTCGGCCGCAACCACTTTTAACGTAGCGCCGCTAGCCAAGTGTTGGATGGTCTTTGTGTGTTCCATGACTTTCATCATGGCGTCTAGTTGAGGGTCTTTTTTGACCATGTCTCGGGCGGGGGCGAAGGCGTTATCCGCTACCTCCTTCGTCGGCGCCAAGATTATGAACTCAGCGGAAGTCCTCCAGTTTTGGATAAGAACCGTGAGCATGATTGCCGCCGCAAGGGTGGACTTCATATTCTTTTTGCTGATCAGGAGAAAAATCTCCTTGATCATCTGCTCCCCTGTTTCTTCGTTGTACGCGCCGAAGATCGCGCCGGCCAGGTCGTCCGTCCACTGTTCGCAGGACTCGCCGATCGTCGGGCTACCGGGGGCGTCAACGATCTTCAGAAGGTGGAGTACCTGCAGTGCCGCCGCTGCGGTGTCAGGGAATAAAGGGGTGAATGGTATAAGGCTCTCCCCTTTTATGATCCTATCGGTCCAGTCGGGGCACGCTGTGGTCCACTCAGGCTGCATATCGTGTCGCCTCGTAATAAAGTTCGTTCCACAGCTCAGTGAAATTAGCCGGTAACGTGTCGCTCTTACTTAGGTTGTCTAGGGCCCAAAGAGGCTGAAGATTCTTCAGGTTCCAACACATTTTGAATTCTAGAGATTCCGCGCTAGGCGGATTGAAAAACGATACAGGGATTATATGGTCTAGATGTATCTCACCGGCCAAAAAGCGCTCCCATGTCATCCCCTCGGTGAATTGCTTTTCCAAGTGGCCTTTCAATTCCTGCGCAGTGAAACCCAGTAGGGTCGTCCAGCTTTTCCCTAGACGCCCGGTGCCCAAACTCTGCCGCACCGAGCAGGAAACGCGCATCCTAAGATTGTATCCCGGGTCTGTACGCCTCTTGTCTCTGTACTGCGCCCGTATCTTATCTGCGTTCCCGGAATACGATACGCGGGCCTTTTCACGCCCGTAAGCCCTGTTTTTCTCAAGATCAGCGTTATAGGCGCTTATCACGCATTTCCGGCATTTTGACGCTAAGCCGAATTTCCCTGAGGCTGAATTATTGAAATAAGCGTCACTTGCTGGAAAGTTCTGTGCGCAGGCTGTGCACTGCCGTGTTGCGGAGGGCCCGGCCGATTTGGCTCGTTCTAGCACTGCAGCTTTGTATTTTTCCTTACGCTCCGGCAGCAAGGCTTTCCATTCCGGGCTAGCTTTCCGTGCCCGTCGTTTAGATATCTCTTCAGAACGTTGACTGTGATATTTAGCCCGCCGCTGCGCCTGCATGCAGTCTTTGCAAGTCGCTTTACGGCCGTCAGGGTATTCTTTTCCGATATGAAATTCGGTTCGCTGCTTCGCGGTCTTGCACTTTGTGCAAACTTTGAGTTCACCGAAATGCATCGCTTGTGTAGAATTCGTTTCAGTCATGGTGCACCCGCAGTGCCTATTGATTAGAAGCCCGGGGCGTTGGTAGCGCTTTCCGGGCTTCGCCCATTCTACCCTTCGCGATTATCTACGACAAGCCGAGGAGCTTTCCTCGCTCCGAAAGTATTACCCTGACCCGCCTGAGCGATAGCGTTTTCCTCCTTGGTCGCTTTCTTCCCTTTATCCCCTATCTTCGAATGCTCGAAAGGTAATAGCGCTTTCGCAGCTTCCAGGCGGGCTTTCACTCCGGCTTTCGGACAGTTCATCAGTGCGGTCAGAAAGACCTTTGGGTCCTCGGTTTCGGGTATTTCAATCGTCACGATATCCGGCTCAGAAGAGTCAGGCGCAACCTCCGGTTTACCTGTGGGTGCCGCCTTAGTTCCTATACCTACAGCGGCCAGTGCGGCCACGATTGCTGGGTGTTTGCGCATTCTGTGCCCTGCCGCTTTTGCGGTTTTCGCGCTGAGCCCTGCGCTAATGGCGGCCTGCTCAGGCTTTTCGCCGCGCAGGGTCGCCTTGAAGAAAAGCTCTTGGGATTCGTTGAGCATTGCGTCGGTCCTGTTGTTACTCATGCGCCTAGGCTAACACGGGTAACAAAGCCTACAGAGAATTCCTTCTGCGCGACTG